CAACATTCAAACATTTAAGTATTTATATGGAGAAGGGCAAAGTGTATTTAATTTATACACATTAAACGATGGAACTACGTTTTTAGTTCCGAATAAATAAAAAAATAAATAAAAAATAAAAAAAAAACAAAAAATGGGAGCATTATTAGAATCAGGTCTTGTTGGTAACATTGGTTTAAAACATTTAAAAGTTATCAAAGAAGACACAATCACAAAATGGGATAAATTAGGATTCCTAGAAGGCCTTAAAGGTCACCTAAAAGAGAACGTGGCGCAGTTATATGAAAACCAAGCGTCATTTTTGATAAACGAAGCAACTTCAGAAGGTTCTAACGGAGCATTTGAAACAGTTGTATTCCCTATCGTTAGACGTGTATTCTCTAAATTATTAGCGAATGACATCGTATCTGTACAAGCTATGAACTTACCTATCGGTAAATTGTTCTACTTCGTACCTAAGATTCAAGGTTATAATAATGGTAATTATGGGGCGGTAGGTCCTTTAGCGGGAGAATCAGGAGCACATTACGCACCAGTAGGTTCACCAAATAGACCAGCAACAGACGGAGCAGCATTAGCAGGGGGTTACGACCCAAATCCGGCTTATTCACCTGGTTCTTACAACCCAACTTACAAGAAAAATCTTTATGATTTATTCTATGAAGGAAATGAGGCGGCTTTAGACCCTCCAGGTTTATTTGACTACTCTAAAGGTAGATGGTCAGCTATGACTATTAACGGTCCGATTGTTGTTTGGGAAAACAGTGATTTAGTTACTTTAGCAGATTCTTCTGTTGATTTAAAAGACCAAAATGTTAGAAAATTAATCGTTAAATTATGTGGTTTCAATAGTGCGGCAGGTGCTGGTAAATTAATTGGACCTGATGGTAACGAAATGGATACAGAAACTTTCTTATCTGATTTGAAAATTTTCTATAACGGTTCACTTGACGCTTTCGCAACAGGAGGTTGTATTACTAATTTAACTAGTGAAGGAAGCGCTCCAAAACCATTATTATTCCGTGTTGTAACACAACAATATGGTAAAGGTATCGTTGATTACGGTAGTACTTATCAAACTACTTGGCCAGTTGACGGTAACGGAGGTTCATTTAATAATATCTGTAATGCAAATGGTTGTATTTTATTAGAAGTTGACCTTTCTTGTCCCGCTTGTGCTGATTGTGATTCTACATCTTTAGATGGTTACACAGGTATTACAGTTGTTGACCAAGATTTATTAACAGGTTCTACTTTCACGGCTGTTTACAGACGTTATGAAGAACTTGAGTTTGAAGACAAAATCGGTGAGGTTTCTTTTGAACTTGATTCTGTTACAGTTTCTGTGACTGAAAGAAAGTTAAGAGCACAATGGTCACCAGAACTTGCTCAAGACGTTGCAGCATTCCATAACATTGATGCTGAGGCTGAATTAACGGCTTTATTGTCTGAACAAGTTGCGGCTGAAATTGACCGTGAAATCTTACGTGACTTACGTAAAGGTGCGGCTTGGAACTTACGTTGGGATTATAACGGATGGAGAAGAATTAAACAAACTACATCTTACACTCAAAAAGATTGGAATCAAACATTGATTACAACTATCAACCAATTATCTGCTCAAATTCACAAGTCAACTCTTCGTGGTGGAGCTAACTGGATTGTTGTATCAAGTGAGGTTTCTGCAATCTTCGATGACTTAGAATACTTCCACGTATCTAACGCTTCACCAGAGCAAGACCAATACAACATGGGTATCGAAAGAGTAGGTACTTTAGCAGGTCGTTACCAAGTATACCGTGACCCTTATTTCCCACCAAATCAAATTTTGATTGGACATAAAGGTACATCGTTACTTGATACAGGTTACATCTACGCACCGTACGTACCTCTACAATTAACACCTACAATGTACAATCCATTCAACTTTACGCCTATCAAAGGTATTATGACCAGATACGCGAAAAAAATGGTAAATAACAGGTTCTACGCAAGAATTACCGTTGACGGAGTTCGTACATTCGATTTAAGAGAATTGAGATAATCAAATCTTAAATAAAACCTAAAAAAGGTCAGAGAAATCTGACCTTTTTTTATTATTTAAATAAAACAATTGATTTTTTGTTCTTATACTCTATATTTATATTATATGAAAAAATATATTCCCACTGAAGAAGAATTGTCAAATATACTTAAAATGTATAATGAAGAATTAATAGGTTCTCAGACTATATCTCAAAAAACGGGCATATGTATACAAGTTATAATAAGAATATTAAAAGAAAACGGTGTTAAAATTGGTTCTTCAGGTAGAAGATTTATTGGTGGTCGTAAAGTCGCAATGCAAAAATACGAATCTAAACCTGAAACCAAAGAAAGAAAAAGAAAAAATTATGACAAGTGGTATGAACAAAATAAAGAACATAGAAAAGATTATCTAAAAGAATATCGAGAAAAAAACATAGACAAAATTCGTGAGGTTAAACGTAACTATGAAAGAACTCGTAAAGCAAACGACCCCCTCTATAAACTAATCTCTAATTTTAGGACTGCAATATACCAAGTTTTAAAAGAAAATAATGTAGATAAAAACGGACATTATTTTGATATATTAAAATATACTCCTGAAGAACTTATATCTCACTTAGAAAATCAATTTAAAGACGGTATGACGTGGGATAATTATGGGGAATGGCATGTTGACCATTTAAGACCTATTTCGGTCTTTAATATAAAGGAAATCGGTGATTCTGAATTTATGAAATGTTGGTCACTTTCTAATCTCCAACCAATGTGGGGAGAAGAAAATATTAGAAAATCAAATAAGATTATTATATGAGATAACACTTATGCTAATGTTGTAAGAATATAAAGTTTCTTTAGGGGTAATAATCATTTTATAAAGGTCGTATAGGTCATCTTTCATTTTCTTCTCATTCATTTTAATATCTGAACAATGATTAAAAGACCACAAACTAAAAAATATTGAGTCGTCATTTAACATATTATCATAACAATCTATATCAACATGCTCCTCGATAAAATCAATATCTAAAACAATTAATACATCTGATTGTAATTCTCTAAGTATTTCTCTAACTCTTACAATCTCAACTCTTTTAATAAAAGGATATTCTTTTTTTAGGATTAAATTGGTAACATTTTCAAATTTTTCTTTGTCGGTTTTCATTGTATTTAATAAATATCAAGATATTTATATATAAAATAATTTAAATGAAAAACTTATTTATAATAACGGAAGATGAAAAGAAAAGAATTTTGGGTCTTCATGAGGATGCAACAAAAAGACAGTATTTAAGCGAACAATATAATCCTAATACGGAAGTTTTAGTTGTTGGAACAGGTGACCAACCATCGGTTGTTTTTAATAAACAAACTAAAAAGGCGGTAAGATTTGGTAACCCTACTAGTGATACAAAAGTCAGATTAAGTAATGATAAAAATAGACAAGAAGGTGAGACTTACGCAAAAGACCCATCAATTATAAGTCAATATAAGTTTGCAGTAACAAATAAGAAAATACCAACTGACGCCCAAATAGCAACTCTTACAAAAACAATTACAAATACGGGTCTGACAAATCCAGTTCAAAAAAGAACCTTCCCAACGTCAATTGAACAATTAACTCAAAAAGGATATTATTTAAGAAAAGGAGATAAAGGACCTTTAGTTAAAACAATCCAAACTAAATTATTAGATGCTGGTGAAGATGTTAGTTTAACATCGGTATTTGACGATATGACAAAAAAAGCGGTAATGAGTTTCCAAACTAAAAATAATCTTATTAGTCCAAGAACAAAACAACCTGATGGTATTGTTGGTCCTAACACTTGGGGAATATTATCTAAAGTAGTTAGACAGGATTCTCCTGTTAAAGATACAGAACCTTTAAAGTTAATATCACCTAGTAATGTTCCTGCCGATTATGGGAAAACAAATCAAGGAGTTTCAAATCCTAATCAAACATCCGAAGAATATGTTGAAGGGGGTAAGTATAAATATGTTTTTATAGATAAAAATAAAAATTCCGAAGTTACAATTCCAAATGTATTTGTAGACAGGGGAACTATTCCTCAAACGAGGAACGAATATCCTTCTTCAGGGGTTATTACCGTAGTAAGGATAAAAGAAGGAGGGGTTTTATACTCATTGTTTCCAAGTTACCATGGTGGAAATGGTTATTATTTAGACTTAGAACCCGATAAAAATACACCAAATATTTTTAATAATGAACATTTATATGACTCTGATTTAAAAGTTAAATTAATCCCAAAATCTAAACCAATTAGAAGTACTGGTAGAGGCTCAGGATTGGCTAGTATGGAATTTGACCAATTTAATCAACCTTAAACAATTTCTTCTTTGGTATATGTCCTAATTGATTTTGATATTACTTCGGATTCTCCAAGACTAAAGACTCCCTGATGATAAGCATATTTAACCGCCTGTATTAACATATATGAGGCGGTTTTTTTATCCATCGTTGATAGTATAGTATCAAGATGATTTTCATCGTATAAAGGTATCGTATTAAATAATTTTCCAAATAGTTTTTGCTCTTCCATTTTGATATTGTTTGATATTTATATATAAGAATTTTTATTATGAAAGACAATAGAATTGATAAAATAAATGAGGTAACATACACATTTCATTCAAGAGGTTCTTATAATCCCCCATTAAGACCTGGATTAAGAAAATGGTTAGATAATAGTAATGACCCTTTTTTTAAACCCGTATCTAACTATATTAACGCCGAAAATAACTATGATTCTTTAGACGGAAAGATGAGTAAGAATAATAAAAATATTAAAAAAAAAGAATCTACATCTAAAAAAATTAGAAATAAAGATTTTAATAACGAAGTAAATAATAAATTTGTGAATACACCTTATAAAAAGGTCGTTCAAAAAGTTAAAAAAAATAAAGACGTTATTGATTTATCGGAATCAAATACAAGTGTAAGCGCTGGACTTTATAATGGACCTATTGAATTGGGTTTAAAAAAATGGAAAAATGAAACCGCTCCATTTAGTAATGACGTTTCTCATAACCATAATAAAAAGGCTAAAAAATCAAAAATGAAAGATAATGTATTAAGAACTGTCGGAGTGTGGGAAAAAGGAAAAGACGGTTCATATCATATACCAACACACGATGCTGGTGGTAAAAAACAAAAGAAAAAAACAGAATCGTTAGAAGAATGGTTAGATAGAAATAAAAATGTTTTATATGAGGATTTGGCAGTTTGGTTTGGAACAAAAAAGAAACCTAAAGGTAGTAAACAACCAAAAGGTCCTTGGGTAAATATATGTCGTAAAGATGAAAATGGTAAACATCCCCCTTGCGGAAGACCTGAGGCGAGTGATAAGGCATATCCTAAATGTAGAGCGGCAGGTGTTGCGGGTAAAATGTCTGACTCTGAGAAACGTTCTGCTTGCCAACAAAAAAGAAGGGCTGAAAAATCCAACCCTAAATCAGGTACGGGAAACAAACCTAAACTTGTTTCCTATAAACCAAGAAATGAGAACACAATTAAAATAACCGAGGCTCAATTAGAAAGATTAATTAAATATCTTATTTAAGAGTATCATTAATTATCGGTTCTTCCTCTATTTTAACCTCTTTTTTCTTTTTAATTTCTTTAATTACTTTAACGGTGTCGTAAACAATTACTTTTTGTTTTACCTTAACTGTATCGTAATATGTTTTAACTTCAGTAGAATTTTCTTTTTTTGGGGTTATTAACGTTAATGTAATCATCATTAATACTAATGCGATTGGTAACATAACCACTGTAAATCCCATCCAAAATACGCCTTTAAACTTTGTCATTTGTGATATTTTTATAAATGTTAGATAATGAATGTTTTACGTTTGACCTAATCTCGTTTTCCATAACTTGTCTTCTAATCTCAACCTCGTTATCGAATGTTTTGAGTAACCTATCATAAGCCTTATATGTAAGGTCAATATTGTAACTGTAATGATGATTTACGATAGTAATCTTTCCGTTATCCATAATAACAAAGATTTGATTATCTTCACTCTTAATGTAACGTTTCCCTGAAATTGGGGAGATTAATAATTTTGATTTCTCTTTATGAATAAGGTTTTTACAAATTGCCAAACACTCATACTCGAATTCTGAATGTTTTGGTTCGTTGGATTGATTACTCGCCCGTAATATTTTTAAACCAACTTTTTGAAAAAACCTAATTGTTTTGTGTTTTAGGTTGTTTGTATTCATACCACAAAGATAAGAACTTTTTTTTAATTGGCCAAAAAAAAATCCCACTTTTGTGGGATTCTTTATTTAACAATAAGGTGGGGAACATCGTTTTTTTCCGTCAGTTCCTGGTTGTTTTCCTTTACATACTTGGACTGCGTAACCATTTGCGTATGCTGAAGGGTAAACTTTAAATTTAGATTTTGCTGCCGACTTACCTCTTGCACATAGTTTTGTTCCTGTTTTTTTACGACCTTCCATCATAACTTCATCATCGGACCACATATCTCCTGAGTTTTTAGTTTCATTAATCATAAAGTCATACACTTGACTCATATTTTCTTTAGAAACTGTTATATGGTCATCCGCCCAATCATGTCCGTTATTTAAAATATCCTCAACCATTTTTGGGTCTAAACTTAATAACTCTTCACATTGTCTTTTAATTTGCTCTAAATTAGAAAAGAACATATAATTAGTTATACCATCATAGGTCTTTGATGTTTCATTAACTAGTTTACCAACTAATCTCTGTAATTGCTTTTCTGTGATATTAATCTTTTTCATTTACAGTTTCTTTATCAATTAAATTAAGGTCTAATAAACGTTTTGTTAATGTCTTTCTACCAATCTTTCTTAGGTATCTAATAACAATTGGAGGTATGTCATCTTGGTATTTTCCAAATAATGTTTTTATTTCATCTTCTTTTGGTGTTGCCTCGTAATCTGCTCTTGACCTTGCGGCTCTTTGTCCTCTCGGACCTTTTTCATAAGGAGCCTCGTCTTCAGACTCCTTTATTACTTTTTGAACTAATTCACTTAGTTGTCTTTCTGTTAATCTAATTGTTTTCATATTTTATTATTTTTAATTATTTAATCCAAACATTCCACCTAACGCAATCGCGTCTAATTGTGTAATCGCCTTACCTCTTTCATTTGTCCACACAGGATGAGGTGGAGTAACTGTAAAAACCGTTACACCTCCATCACAAGTCTCACAAACAATATTTTCCGTACCTGCCGATAAAGGTTGATTACATAAGAAACAATTGCTATAGAATAATGTTGGTATATATTCACTTGTATTTGGTAATATACAAGAATCTAATAACTCATAACATTCCGTACCACCATTTGCAAAAATAGGCCCTTGGTTTAATACTTTAGCTATGTTTTCTAACGTCATTGATAAATAATAAACTTGACCTGTTGTACACTCTCTAAGAGTAACCCCATATAATTGACCACAATCTTCACAAGAAGAATAAGTGTCATCAACATTTGAGTAATATAATTCACCAATACCTATTTCGGTAACACTATCACCTATTGTTCCACAAACTGCTGGAGTTGTTCCGTAATTGGCTTTTATTACAGGATTAACTAATTGACTATCAGACGGTATATTAACATATCCTTGCTCACCGTTACAAGTTGTAAATTCGTGTAGGGTGTAGAGTTCAGGTTTAGTTATAAATAAAATACCAGGGTCACAACAACAATCGGTACTATATACACCAATTGTTACCCAATCACCGGCATTGTAATTTATTGTAATTTGTCCTGCCTCGTTTAAACTAAATGCGAATTGAAATGTTGTGTAATCAATATTATTAATACCGTTAGGTTGATTAGAACTAACCCAATAAAAAGGCCAATCACATAATGGGTTGCACTCGTCTATTGTCGACCAAAAATAATCTAAGGTTAAAGTACCCGATGTTTGAAATTGATGATACACGTAAGTTAATCCTTCACCTTCGTTGCAATCAACTTCCCCATCTGAACCTGAAATTAACCATGCGGGAGGTCCTTCAAAAGAAGGATTAAAATCAACAAAACCTCCAAAACTTTCGTAAGTTGACCAAGAATTCAAACATTCTGTACAACTACTATAAACAACTGTACTATTAACAACAGGTGTTCCTGAAAATGTTGATATAAAATCATTTAATGTAAAAAATGGTATTATGCTATCGGCATAATCAATGAATTTACAAGATGTGGTACCCGATTGGAACAATATGGTTGTTCCTGTTACTAAATTTTGATGACTGTAAATAAATCCTACTTCATCAGGATTTTCGCAATCGGTGTACGAATAATATCTACCCAAACAAGATGTACATTCTTCACAACTTTTACTAGGAGAATACTCAACTATGTTAGGTAACGGAATTAATTCAGTTTCTTCAAACGGAATTATATCAATAATTGTAAAACAATCATTAAAATATAAAATATTTTCACTTTCACTTTCACCAAAAAAATGGAGCTCAGGAATTGATAATATATCTCCAATTTCATATAGATTACTAACAATAATCGGGAATTCTGAGAAAAATTCTGAACCTGGATTACAAGATTGAACTAACGCGATTAATGTGTTTGCACTAAAACAATCTAAACAGTTATCATATGTGCTAACATATGAATGTGTTGGCTCTATTTCAGTAACCTCCACTAATACCTCAACACATTGTTTTTTAGAAGGACTATGTAAATCTTGGACTAATAATATTTGACCTGGCGTTAACTCGATATCTGAACCAACATGAAATTGGGACGAATGATAGTTGGTCACAAGTTGTTGCTGAATAAACGTATAACATTATTGTTTTTCTTTATTTTTAAATTTATCTAAAATGACATCCATTTTTTCTTTAGGAAAGAATTTGTTAAAAAATTCTGAATTTTTATTTTCAGATGACCAAATTTTCTTTGGTTCTGAATTTATTTCTTTTTTGGACATAACATTTTCTTTATATGACGTTTTGTCTTTTCTAATTTCATCAATAACCTTTTTCGCGTTCTCGACAAAAACATCCGTTTTATTTTTTTTAACTTTCTTTTCCATTTTTTTATTTCTAAAATAATTTATTAATCATAAATATCTAATTTATTTGTAATCTACAATCTGAAATTTAATTTGTTTCTTATAAGTATTCACTTCTCCCGAAGATTCCACTTTTAAATCTATATAATACTCATTTGGTATTTTATCTCTTGTATCAAATATAAAATAATACTCATTTGGAGTTCTATTAATTTTTGTCCAATCTTGGACTTGAACTTCCGTTTGTCCTTCTCTCACATAAATTCTATAAAAAGCGTCAACTTTTTGTAATAATTTATTCGTTGTATATGCTTGTTTTATAACAACACCAACTTTTCTAATATCGGTGTTAAATATTTTTTCATCTTGTTTAATTCCGTAATAATCAAACCCATATATCTTTGGGTCTTGAGATGTTGTCCCAATTTGATAAACACTTTTAAATGGTTGTAATGTAAACTCATTTAGTAATGGATTTAATGGAAATGTGTCAACACTTAGGTCATACCATTTATCTGTAAAGGTACAAGGTGTTTTATAACCCGATAACGGAGGAACAATAACTTCGTACACCCCTTTAGTTCTTTGGCAAGTTGTAAGACCTGTAAGACCGGCAATAGGATTACCAGCATTATCTAATATATCGACTAAAGGATTATTATCTAAATTAATTGGGTTTCCGTTTTCATAAAGATATAGATATAATTTATTTGTTTTTCCTAAACTAAATAAATTTCTATCATCATCAATTAAATCGTTATAAGACGATTCTAAAAATGGTTCGTAAAATGTTTGTGTGTGTCTTGTAAAAAATTGAACTTCATAAACATCTGTTAACCCTGTTAAGTTTTCTAATTGGGGTTTAAACGCTACCACCCATCCAGTAATACCTGATAAAGAATTATCTAATATTGCGTTTATCTCATCTGTCATATCAAACTCGATATTTTCATTACCAAATTCAAAATGTTGAGTTGCAACCTCAACTAACGAAGAATATGGTACGGGTCCGATATTTTTATTATTATAAATTCCATCCTCAGTCCAAACTCCTAATGTAGTTGTTTGAAACCAGTTTGATGGTCTATCTGAAAAATTTTTATCGATTTCTACATTATATTGCAAGTCGGCAAAATCATAACCAACTCCCTCATCCCAAATTTGAGGTGTTTCGGGGTCGTCATTAATATATGGAATTCTAAGTAGAACCAAATCAAATGATGTTGCTCTTTGTCTTCCTTGGGATGTTGATGTATTTAAAAAATCAAAATTAAATGACGTTGTGTTCGTCATTCTTAAAATATGTTTCATACCTCCATCGCAAGGAGATATTGTACCATCATTATATTTTTGTTTTAGTAATGTTAAATCTAAATCAAAAATGAATCTACTATACCCACTAGGATATTGAGATGTTAATAAATTACCAAAGAATAATTCCGTAACAGGATTTCTTCCCGTATTGGTAAAACTATTTGAAATTATTGTATTGTTTTTACTGAAATAAGAATTAGTAATTGACATTCAAAAGTTATTTACTTTATAAATATCAATTAATTCTAATATTTTGATTTAAAATTGTAATTTCCGCATTAGCCAATATCTCATCTATTTCAGTAGTTGTTTGTCCGTTTCCTGACGCGACAGGAACTGGTGCTTGTGTTGAAATTGGATGTACGTGACCTTTTATATAAGATACTATTTTTCGTAACAACTCTATTAATTCATCACCCCTAACAACTGAATATGTTTTTGACTCAATACGACCCTTACCTATAAAATTTTCAGGTTCAAGACCATATAATGTATCTGATAATAATTCAACCTCTCCTTTTGGAGCTCCAGTAGTTTTATGAGTTAAGAAATATAATTTATCAGCTCCCATGACCCCATATGTTGTTGGATTCTGAGAATAAAGTAATGATGCGTTTTCTTCTTGAATTATACCGTAAGTTGGTCCAATAACCGCTTGTCCTGATTGGTTTGAAGATACTATAAAAAAACCTTTAACATTTTCATCATAATTTACTTGTATCCCGTCAAACAATGTTTTGTAATTTTTTCTAATACTTCTACTAACAGGGTTTTCAGTATTACCGGTAAATGACCCACCTTTTTCATATGAAATTTTTGATGGAGTTACTACAAAAGGAAATACTTGTGAAGACTCAAAATTTTTAGAACTGTTAATGGTATATCCGGGTATCTCAACTTTACCCGTAAATAATGATTGGATAATTTGATTAGTTAAATTTTGTATGTCATTTATAGACTTGTTTTTAAATACAAACTCTTCAATCGGTCCTTGATAATTTGTACCGATTGTTAGTTCTTTAATAGTACCTAATTTAAAATTTTGAGTATTAACTAACGGAGAACTATTTGGAATTACGTTATAAATTCCAATAGAACCATTAAATTGGTCACTATTGTTTTCTAAATTATCAACATTCCATATTAATATTTTTTTAGAATCAATTAAAGTGTAATCAAATTTAGATATCACCTCTATTTCATCTTCCGTTAATGTTTTTGTAAAGTTTGATAATTGTATAAACGACCTAAATTGATTTCTTTCTGGTGCAACACCGATTTT